CAGCGGGCATTCGCGCGGTAGCGGGCGCGAAGGGCATAGATCATGTCGTAGAACACGTCCGCCGAGGTCGGAAGCGCCGCCGCCTGTCCCGACACGATGCACTGCAACGTCCCGAAGGCGCGCGTCGCATCCGCTGTCAGAACCGGCGTCGGCCCGGACAGGAACCCGGTCGGACGGTTCGTGCCGTTCCCCGAAACGAAGGCTGCCCCCTCGCCCGCCGCCAGAGCTTCGGCGACGGACGTGGCAAGCCACCCCTCGACGTCGAAGAACAGGTCGTCGAGCGACTCCTCCGAAGCGCGCGGACGGGCCGAGGCCATGCCCATCGTCGGAACGACTTCCGACAGATCGGGCGTGTTCGTCTGCGACCGGGTCCCGGCTTCACCGACCCACTCGAACGCGGCGCCGTTGATGTCGAACAGCTCCTTGTAATCCGGGCTGCCGACCGTGCGCACGGTGGCAATCTCGCGGATCGGCGAGATGTCGACCATGAGCCGCGCGATCGTGGACTCGATCTCCTCGGGCAGCGCGAAACCGCCCGCCGAGCCCGTCGAGGTCACGACCTGCGCGGCGCGCTGGTCGAGGCCCCCGCTCCGCGCCTTGGCTTCCAGCGCGGCGCGGCTGGTCTGCATGCGCTGCTGGCGGCCCAGATCGGTCGGGTTGCGCAGCCACTCGACAAAGGCAGACCGGTATTCGGCCGCCTCGGGCACGACACGCTCGCCGCGCTCGCCACCGGCGCCGGGGCGCGCGGCACGGGTCTCGGCGGCTTCGAGCCGCTTCTTCAGATCCGACATGGCGTCGAGATGCGCGTCAATCTTGAGCAGCTTCTCCTCGGTCACCGGGTCGGCCGCCCCGCGCTTGGCCAGATCGGCCAGCCGCTCGTCATTGGCGCGCTTGTACTCCTCGAACCCCGTCGCGATCTGCGTGATCGTCGCCGAAAGGTCCTGGGCTTCGCGGGTCTCGTAAAGACCGCCGGCGTCCTGCAGCCGGGCGGTGAACGCCGCAAAGTGCGCGGCCATCATCATCTTGCACATCTGATTTTCCCCTCAGACGGTGAGTGCCTTGAGCAGCCGCAAGGCTGCCCGGTTCAATTCGGCATCAGCGATCTCGGCCTCGCGCCGTTCCACACCCAGCCGCATGACGCACGACACGAATGCCGTCGCGTCGGCTTTCGAGAACCCGGCCTCACGCAGGATTCCCTCGGCATCCTTGGGCAGCGCCAGACCATCGAGGCGCGCCTTGACGCTGTCGATCAGCGCCATGCCCTGCGCGGGAAACGTCACAAGCGACACTTCCCACAGGTCGACTTCGGTGACGGTGCGGATCCCCGTCTTCTCGTCATAGCTCCATGCCTTCGACATGAAGCCGATCGACAATCCCCGCAGACCGCCGCGCGCGGCCAGCGCATGCGCGCCGCGGCCCCGTTCGGTCTCCATGATGATCTGGCCCTTGACGCGAAGGCCCTTGGCGTCCTCGTCCATCTCGGTCCAGACCCCGATCGGCTCGTCGGCATTGTGCTGCCAAAGCATCGCCGGCATCGTGCCCGCCGCGCGATGCGCCATCAGCGAGGCACGAAACGCGCCGGGCGCGACGATGTCGTCATAGCTGTCGCGGACGCCGAAGACCGACCCATAGCCCTCGATCTGGCCTTCATCGCCCGACGCGCGGACCTCGAAGGCAAGGTCCATGGTCTTGCGCTGCACGCCTGTGTCGCGCCGCTCAAGCTTGAGGGTCATTGTCACCATCCTCCGAAGATGTGCCGCTCATGTTGAGCGGGGTCAGCGGGTCATTGAGCCCGGGCAGAGGGTCCTTGCCCTCCTCGTCGCGCAGCTCGTTGCGCGTGTAGATGCCCATTTCCGCCATCGTCCGCGCCCATTGCGCCCGGTCGGCCATCGAACCGGCGGACAGATAGCGGGTGTCGAACTCGGCAAAGAGCGGGCCGGCCCCGTCCAGCACGAACTCGTCGAGCCGCTGCGCCCAGAGCCTGTGCCAGGGCGCCAGCGTATGCTTGAGATGGGCCGCAAAGAACGCCTCGGACGAGGCAAAGGTCGAGCTCTTGTCATTGTGCCCGATCATGATCGGGAACACGTCAAAGGCCCGGCAGATTTCCTCCACCTGAAACCGTCGCGTCTCGAGGTGCTGCGCATCCACCCCGGTCATCGTCAGCGGCTGGTAGGACATGCCCCCGTCCAGCACTGCCGTGCCGTTGCGGTTTGCCCGCGTGAACTCCCGCCACGACGCCTTGAGCCGGTCGAGGGCCTCCGGGCTCAGTTTCTGCTCGCTCGTCAGGATGCCGGCCGGACGGCCCCCGTTCGAATGCAGCGCCGCCTGGTTGGCCTCGGCCGCCACCGACAGCCCGATCGCGGCCCGCGCCATGCTCACCGCCGACAGCGCCTTGGCCTGATCCCATTGCCAGTTCGGCAGATGCAGCACATCGGCCGGTCCGAACGTGCCGATATAGCCCCACTCGTCCCACACCCGATATTCGGTGCGCCAGCGGCCCGATTCCTTGATCTCGTAATAGCCCGGCCGGACCGGGATCAGCTCGCGCATGCGCCCGCCGACCATCACCTTGATGGCCAGCGCATTGCCCGTCAGCGCCGCATGCATCGTCATCGTGCGCCGGAACTCGAAGCTTGTCTGCCATTCGTTCGGGCGACGGTTCAGGACGCGGAACTCCGGCACATCCGTGGCCTTCTGCCGGGCGCCGTCAGCCTCCTCGCGATAGACGTTCAGCTCGGGCGTCGCGCAGCCATTGGCAATGACCCTGACGCAGGCCATGACGGTTGCAACCTGCATCGCCTGCGTGACCGAGACGCCCGACAGGTGTTCGTGCAGTCCGCCTGCCCCGTCGAGGCGGGCGACGATCTCGTCAAAGCTGCGCGGCTGAGGTGCCGCGCGCCGCTCCAGCCCCAGAAATGACAGGAGCCCCATCAGAGCACCAGCATCCCGTCGGTGTCGAGATAGGAACCGCCCGCCGGCTCCGGATTCCGCGCCATCAGCATGAAGGCGTCGAACGCCGCGACAAGCGGGTCGATCTTGGCCTTGCCGGCCGTTTCCTTGGTGATCATCACCGCGCTGCCCCGCTGTTCGGTCTTTGCATTGCCCAGCACCCAGGCCATCAACGGACGGCCGGCATGCACGAGCGTCCCATCCTTGAGCTTGCGCTCCATCCCCCAGATCGCCGCCGAAAGCCGCGTCCCCTGCGGGATCGCGGCAAGCTGGTCATCGGCCAACCCGCGAAACGCCAGCTCGTCCACGATCGTGCTCACCCCGTAAGGGTCGAGGCCCACCGCCCCGGTCCCGGGCAGAAGCCCCGCGGCGAGAAGCCGCTCGACCACGTCCGCAACGCCGGTCACGTCTCCCGTCTTGTCGTCTTCCGCCAGAATCGTCAGGTCCCCGTCCCGCGCGAACTGGCGCAGGATCGCGGCGATCTCCTTGCGTTGCTCGAACACCTCCGGATGCGCCCAGGCATGGGCCCACATCAGCCATCGCCGCGTGTCGCGTTCCCGCCCGATCACGGCCAGCCCGAGCAGGTCGTCAAGCCCGCCGCCGTCGATGCCGACAACGGCCACCTCGCTGCGCTCCATCAGCGCGCCCAGGTCCGCGATCTCCGGCACGATGCCGGCGGCTTCCCAGAACTGCGCCCCGATCCATGTCGTGGCCCGGATCCCGACGCCGACCTCGATGTTGAGGTGCTGCGTCGCCCAGGCAATGATTTCCGTCTGCCCGTCTGCCTTCGCCCGCTCGAAACCGTCGAGAAGCGCCTCGATCGACACCGACCGCCCAATGTTCGGCGTCACCATTGGCCAGAGCGTCGGATCGGTCCAGTCGCGGCCCTTGCTGCGCTGGATCGCTTCCGGGAATTCGTACAGGACCGGCAGAAGCCGGACCCGCTCGGTGATCTTGCCGTCCCGCACCGCCCGGGCATAATCGAGCTCGGTCCGGAACACGCCCTGCGGCGGATGATCCGACTGCGTGGTGATCATCACCAGCAGGCTTTCCGGAAAGGGCAGCATCCCGCCCCTGATCTGCCGGATCACATCGGCCGCGTAGGGGATGGACCCCAGAATGTGAACCTCGTCGATCAGCGCAAAGATCGGCTTGGCCCCGGTCAGCACATCCATGCCGAAGGTCCGGATCATCAGCCGCGCGCCGGTCACCCGGCAGCGGATCGTCTTCTTGTGGTCCTGGACATGGAACCGTTTCTGCAGGAACCCTTCCGGGTCCGCATCGATCATGCCCTTTGCCTGCTCGAAGGCCGTCTCGCTGATCTTCTGCGTCGGACCGATGATCAGCATGTCCGCATTGCGCCGCCGGTTGAGCAGCATGAAGGTCAGGGCGATGGCCGCCGCGCTCGTCGTCTTGGCGTTCTTCTTCGGCACCAGGACGAAGATTTCGCCCACCTGCCGGGACTCGTAGCCGCTGGCGCTCGTCGCCATCGACCCGAAGGCCGCGCGAACGATGTCGCGCATCCACTCACCCGCCGCCTCTTCCAGCGGAGGCTGCCCCGGCACATCCGGCAGGCGCAGCCGGTTGAAGATCCCCACCGCCCGCTCGGCCGCCGCGGCATCGAGAGGCAGCTCGGCAATAGGCGTTTCGCCCCGGGCGAGTTTCTCGGCCCAGTCGAGGCAGGCAAAGTCAAAGGGCATGTCAGTTCAGCAGGTCGCCCCAGCTCGTCGGCGGCGCCTCTGCATCGCGCCTGAGCGTTTCCTTCTTGCCGATCGGCGCGGCCGGTTTCGGCTTGGCCTGGCCGGTCGGCGCGACCGCAGCCTTGGTGATCGCCAGCACTTCCTTGGTCGCGCCGACGTGCCCTTCCTCCATCTTCCGGACCAGAGCCTGCATCGCGATCCCCTCGAGGAAGAGCGCGCCGTGCTCGAGCTCTCGGGAAAAATGCTTGCGCAATGTCTTGTCGTCGCAGCCCATGAACGCCGCGATCTGCGCATGCGACCATCCCCGCGCCCGCAGGGTCATCACAAGCATCTGGTTTTCCTTGCTTTTTGCAAAG